CGAGATGTGAGGAGCAACATAATCACCTTTAAGGATGTCAGCTAGTTCCATTTTGATTGTGTCACCCGAACCGTTTCGAACTGTTCCTTCAGAGCTGATAGCAACGATCAGATAGTCTTCAAGTTTTGATGCACCTTGTTCAACAGCACCGACAATGTCTTCTCGAATGTCGCCCGACAACCATTCGTCGATTGTTGAGACCTTAGGGCGAAGACCCTGCAATTTGTTGATAGTCATAGGGCGAATCTCGAGGATAGACCCAGTAAGGAAGTTCTCGACGCCCTTCTTAGTAGACGCCAACTTGACACGATTAGCTCTTGAGCCAGTAGTGTTCTGCAGTGATCCTTCAGTAAGGAATTTAAACAGAGGACCCCGTGATCTAGTTATAGCTGTGCGTAACGGCGACATGATCTCTTCGGCCTGTTTCATTGTTGGAGCAGTAGTGATCTGATGTGTGGTTGAAGTATCAACATTTAGGAAGTACGCTTGAATACACTCACCATACATAGACTTAGCTGCCCCACGGGCAACGATAAGGTATTGCTTTGTTATCAGCCGTTTCTTTATGGTCTTTTGAACATAACGTCCGCCATGATTACCCGTTGAAGGCTCGTATACACTTCGCTCAACATAGTAATACCAACCAAAGATCTGTTCAGACCATAACTTGAATGTAGGCAATAGGTGAAGATCATTACCATCGGTCAGTGTGAGCTCGTTCTCACAGAAAAGAATGAAACCGTCAACCGCTTTGTCATCGTAATAAATATGTGGGTTGTCGATTAGTTCATCAATGCGATTCATCTCCATCGCAATTTCCCGGTTTACAGGAACATCGCCCCGAAGAACCGCTTCACGAAACTGACCGTAATAGAACGGCACTGCTCTGTTTGACAACGCCATCGACAACCCTCCTTTCTACTTCTTCAAATTCTTTTTAAGTTCTTTCATCATTGGACTATTAGAAAGGTTATAAACCTCTTGAGCTGTCTTACCCAAACCAAGAAGTTTATTGACCTTCTCCTGACCCTTAGCCATCTTCGAACTATTATCTCCGGTAGACAATCTAGAATATTGCTGCTCCAAGTTCATACGCGTGGTAAGATCTTTAAGCTCCTGATTAGACAATGCCTTCGCGCCACCGCTCTTTGCCTTCTTACGCGCTGCTTCCGCTTTTTCAGAATCCTCGGAGCGATCTTGGCTTGAGCTCTTCTTAGTCTTGCGCGCGCGAGCGATCTGTTTATCACTTCTTCGGACACCCCACTTCATACCAAGAATGCCATAGTGAGCAAGAATATCGTCAAGATCCTCGTGTTGAAGAGTTTTTACACCCTTGATCTTCTTGACCTTACCATTAGGCCACCATTCAAGATCTATAACAATTACATCATCAGCATGTTTTGCCTTATCGACATCCACGATAGTGAGTTGCGGCATCATTCCTTCTTCGTACGATGTACTGAACACTGCCTTCTTAGTACCAGACTCGTTTGGGGCAATTTCTGCTGACACATCCTTTAGAATCTTGTTATACGTGGACTCCACGTCCTTAAGGTACTTCTTTCCAATCGGTGTTTTGAAATCCATAAGATCTTCGCCAACATCATTATACTCATACTTATCGTTGATTCGCTGGAGTTCGCCATTAGGACCATTAAGTTTATCAGCCATCTTGTTATTTACATCTACAAATGTTTTAGTAGAACTTGCTTTCTTCTCCCAACGCTTATCGGCGCGAGCGATCTGTTTATCACTTCTTCGGACACCCCACTTCATACCCATGATACCATAGTGAGCAAGTACATCATCGAGTGTTTCGTGTGTTTGCAGATCCATACTTCCTCCTTCCTACGGCTCAACTACTACGGATGGGTCGACCCAATCATCTGTCTCTCGTACAACATTTAGACGCCACTCAAGCTCCTCAGCTTGATTCCTGAGCGAGTCGATGAGGTATGACGTTCCTGGCGGATCGAAAAGAATTCGTACTTTCAAATATACATATGTCTTGACAGAATTTAGTCGAGGATCTGTGCCAAGGAAAGTAGTCCACGTAGGTGTAGCATCCTCAATAAAGAATCCGTCAACAGGACCAATGCCCAACTGGTGAAGCGTAGAGAAAACAGAGTTGATGTGCATTAGAATATCGACATCAAATGCTGTGTAAAGTTCCTCAATTCCTAGAACCTTCTTTGTACTTGTAAGAATGCTATCGCTCATGTGGTCACCTCCTTTAAACGATTAGTAGTTGTTCAAATATTGACTCCGAAGCGAAATAAACTTCGCGTCGGTCTTTGGACCCCACAGCCCGTCAGACTCGACATTGATAATGTTCTGAAAGTCCTTAATCCATTGGACCAAAGCAGCCTGAGACAGAGGTCCCCAGATACCATCGACCTTCGTGTTAATAACCGACTGTGCTTCGCCAATGTGGAAGTGAATATCACGATTCGTAGGCCACCCACTCTTCGCACGAGAAACAGCCCGCATTTGCAAAGCAATCTTATCTGTCTTCGGGCCCCACTTATCGTCAATCGTCACCTCGAGGGCCGTCTGAATATGTTGGACCTGATTGAGAGATGTAGAAGGTGACTTTGGTGTAGGTGTGGAAATATCGGCGTTACCGTCATTATAGGCTACGTACTTGGCAAGAGGATCACCAGGACAACCAGTAGGCTTGAAGAACCAATGTGGCTTAACTGCATTTCCAGCCTTACCGTTTTCCCTAAGCTGAACAATCCACCAAGCAAGGGCGTCAAAAGCAGCCTGAGTAGGAGTCTGACCTTCGCCGCCGATCCAAACAACTGCATAATAGTTCTGGTTACCTGCATTAGTACCGTTTGCAGCCGTACGAACTCCCACGCCACGACCTGCAAACGCGTAGCCATGGTTACAGAACCCGCCAGTATAGGCGATGTCGACCCAACCATGACTATCCATGTGATAGGCTTGCCAACTAAGCCACGTTGATACACAACGAGCGTGATCAGCATCTAGCTCAGCTGCAGACTGATGACCGCCACCGTAATGAGAAGAAACTCCGCCATTACCAGGAGTAATGTTTCGACTTACCGAACGAGGCGCACGTAGACCAGCCTCAGCACGAGAAATAAATCCTACAATCTGGGCAGTCATGCGTTCTCCTCTACTTCTTCCTCGCTGGCGAGGTGATCCACATTGGCATCAGAAGGCTCAGCCGAATCATCCGTAGGAATATCGGTGAGGTCTGGGGTGATGAAATCTGGTTCCATGTTTATACCCTTTCCCATAGCTCGGTGTCCCCAGGTCTACGCTCAACAAGCGCGCGAGGGATTTGGTTTTCATCGCCATAGTGAATGGCGTTGTGTGTTCTATGCGTTGTAGTAATCAAGTACTCAGGATCAAGAATTCTTGGATCTCCATGAACAATTGAGTCGGGATCCATTGGATTCATATGATGGACAAGAAGTTCACTATGAATTTCGTAACCATCAATACCAAGATCGCAACCATTGTCTCGAAATATAACATAATCTCTAAGCTGGCGCCATTCCAGAGATTTGTAGAACCGTTGATTAACATGGCGATCGAATCCAAAACTCGTTCTTCCGATTGAACCTTGAAGACGTAAATATCGGTAACGTTCTTCAAAGGTGTCAAGACGTCTCAAGTTAGAATATCGTCTAATCATCAGGCGGTCACAGTATTCACGAAGGCCACCTGTAGTGGCTCATCAAAGACGCTTAAAGGCTCGCCACCGCTGACTCGTTTGAGATCCATGTAACCAACTGAGTTTGTAATTGCTTCAGTTATGTCATTATCTAGGGTCAAAAGAATATCGCCATCTGTTCCATCAGTTACATAGGTCACAACCCAAGTCGCAATAAGAGTTTCTGTTCTACTTTTACCAGCACGGATTTCACTTGTAATGGTATCTTGTGAAACATCAATACCTAGAGCTACTGGTAAAATCACGGTTCTTCCCTTGTATACTGTGACTTGTTTCATTCAGAGCTCCTTACTTATAGTTGCGAACCATCAAATAATCTTAGCGAAGTAGCCAGGCCGTTTGGCATACGAACTCGAGCTTTGTTTCCATTAGCTAGTTTAACAAAAGAACCATCCCAAGATGCCGACGCCGTGTAGGTGCCGGTCAGTTGGAAGTAGTCGACCTCAATTCGAATATTATCAGGGCCTTTGTTTTTGCTGATAGTCTGACGCAATTCTACAGATGCACCATCCCATGTAGCTTTTGTAGCCGCCGTGTTAACATAAGAAAATACGGTCGGACCGACCGTCGTATCTGTAGCAGAGTGTGTATTACTCAAAGTCTTAGCAGTAACCCATCCACCAACAGAATCAGACGCAGCCAAAACTGTCGCACCGTTCATCACCCGAATATCAAGCCCAATCGCATCGTCGGAAGTAACGACGTTAGTCCGCCACTGTAATTCCCAGGAGACGGTGTCCATCGATACAAAATCCGCAGGAGTATCACCAATAGTTCTAGTCAGAACCTCAGGACCAAGATCTGTTGTGAATAGTAAGCGGGAAGTGTCATCTACATTTAAAGGAGTGGCTCCGACGATAACTGGAAGAGTTGTCATTATACAGCCTCGTCTTCTCGGATTATAAGATCCGGTGTAACTGCGTTAGTTGCGTTACCTGTTGCATCGCATAGCCAAATAACACCTGCCCAGCCAAGTGGTCTTGCTAAAGAAGCATTTGTCCGAGCATCAACATAGGTCCATGATGCCGCTTTCAGTGCAATAACCGCATCACTGACTGCTGTGTTAAATGAGTTGAGTTGTGCTTCTGTTGTGAAGTCAGTATCGGCCATAATATCAGGCAATCGCAGTGTTGAAGTTCGATGCAAAATCTACTGAAGAAGCAACAATGTTCAGATTTGCCTTACCCTGAACCTGTTGTGGAGCAGTGAATGCTTGTGCAGCATCTACGCGCACGCGCAAAGATAGTGCAGTAGTCATAGTAGTTGAAAAGCTAGCGTCATCACCAAGTGCTGCAGCAAGCTCATTAAGAGTGTCAAGAGCTGCAGGAGCAGCAGCGACAAGCGCATTGACCTCAGCTGCCGTATAGTCGGTAATCTTCTGACTAGACCAAGCATCCACAGTGTTTGTAACAGAATCGTTAATTGCTGTTCCACCACCTGCTGCGGCGTCAGCTACAACACGTACTTCTGCTAGAGCAGCTTCAACATCTGTTGCTGTGTAGTCACCAGCAACATCTAGAAAAGAAACTGCTGAAGCAGCATGTGCTGCTGCAGTATCAGCAATATGAGCGTCGACTACAGTGTCGTCAGTCTTATTATTAAGTGCTGTCGTGTTGTTCTTAACTGCTGTAGCAATGTTAGTTGTTAGAGAATCTAGTTGTGTCTCGGTAACAAAGTCTGTAGCTGCCATGTTAACTTAGTCCATTCTGGAAGAGCGCCGCATAGTCGCGTCCGCTAGTCGCGTTAGTATGTACTTCTTCTGCTTGTGCGTGCGTTGCGATCTTCGTATCAACTTCTTCGCTAGTTCCAACACTTAGCCAAACGGTACCTGTGTCTGCCTTGCCAATCACTTGACCGGTAACACCTCCGTCAGGAATACCGCTTACCCCCGGAGGACCTTGGGGGCCAGTATTAATAACACTTACAAAATTATTAGGTTTTGCGCTTATTGTTTGTGGATCAATTGATCTAACACTAATAGAACCTAAAGAATCTACAACAATCTTTTGGGATGTGTAATTATCAACCATTGCTCATCTCCCTTCTTCATCATTGGTATCCTCTAGTTTATCAAGAGCCTCATGTCCAGCGTAAGCGCGCATAGCATCGATCGCAGCTCCGTAAAGTTCTTCAACACGCTGCGCTGAAGCCATGGCTTCACGCTTCGCAGCCATAAGAGACACTTCTTGCGCCAAACGCTCTTGCTCCAGCTTCTCTCGAGAAGAACCAAGCTTCAGATAGTGTGTAATCACCTGAGCCGAAGCATTTCCTTCGCCAAGTTGCTTCTCAGCAAGGTCAACAGCCTTAGATATAAGCTGATTTTCTCTAGCCTCAGGAGTTGTAGCCGGAGGCCGCTTACTTGTCATAGCTTTAGGTACGTTTGTTTGTTTGCTAGCCATAGTTTTCAACTCCTTTCATACTAGTTTTTTAATGATTCTGTCAACAAATATGGGCAGTTTAATCTCGTGCCCAGGAGGTAAGGGGTTTGCAGGCCTAAGCCGACGTTACCCGGTAAGCTGAAAACCAAAAACTTTTTCCTGAAATCTCCCGCGGGGAATTTTTAGGG